CTTGATAATTTATGTCCTGATATTGGGCATATTATATATTTGTTAGTAATATATTCTGTCCATAATAAGTTAACGTGTTCTTCGATTAATTGAAAAAAGTCTATATGTTTGTATTCATTATAAACTCCACCATATAATTGTCTAAACATTAATATTTTTGCTTCACTTACCTCTATACCTGCTTCTCTAGCAAAATATTCATAAGGCGTTTCATCTCCAAAATCATATCCTATAAGTTGAGCCGCTAATGTTGGATGATAAGCACTTATATCTATTTCAATAAATTTATCATTTTCAGGTATGAATGATTTTCTACATCCATTATCTTTTGCTAACGCGGCAAAATTGAGACTATTAAAACTATTGGAAGGCCTTCCGGTTGTAGTATATAAGTTATACTGTGTATAAATTGTATCGTCTTGAATGTTAAATTTTTCATTGTTTAGTTCAAAATATTTATCAAATGTTTTTTTATTTATTTTAATACCGTTTCTTTCAATTGCAAAAAACACACTAGTTAATTTATTATTAAATTTAACATTATCTATTAAACAATAATCTTTAATTTTATTATAAATTAATTCACATTTTTCATAATGTTTAACTAATGGTATGATAGTGTTTATATTTTCTTTATCACCATGCTTTTGATAGAAAAAATCATGAGCAGATGTAGTTGGTTCTTGATACTCAGGAGCATAAAATGAAATATCAATAGTATTTTTTAATGGGAAAAAGTATATAAATGACTTACGATCACGTACATATATTTCCTTAAATGACGCTAATAAATGTGATATAGGCGTTTTATTCAACCTTAATGCCTCAGTATGATTAAGACATAAAATATATCCTTTATCGTTGTTTAAGGGTTTTATATAAAGTGAAGATATATGGTTTAGAGCAGGGTGAATATTATCATTAAATAATATTGGTTCGATAAATACTTTATCGTATCCTATATTGAAAAATTCATCTAACTGTTCAGAAGTTTCTACTATATAAAACATAACCTTTATTTGTTGATATTAATATAATAAAATATTTTTAAAAAGCCAAATTAAATTAAAAAAGCATCTCGAGTAGCGAATTCGAGATGCTTGATAGCCGAAGCTATAACGGGTCCTAAGCCGTATTACTTATAATATTTTGTATAATCTTTTTTAATATATAAATCAAACATAGGTAATTTTTGTTGTTTCATAGTTAATTCAACTACATTTTTATTTACTTTATATACTTGTTCTTTATCACCAGTTAATCGCCAAGATATATTAAAAGGTATATAATACTCAAATGTTACAGATCGATCGTTTTTAACTAATTTATTATAATACTCTTTATCTATTTCTATATAATTATTTTCATTAGCTTTTTTACAAAAAAATCTTATAAATTCTCCTGTTTGATAATCTTTATCTGATGGTAAAGTAATTGAGTAGTAAGGCAATTGAGGTTTAGAGTTATTAAAATTAGATATCTTAACATAAGTTAAAAGATTATCATTTATAATAGCATCTTCAGGAAAAATTTCTTCAGTTAAAAAATTAACACTAATGTTATCTTTTGCTAAAGGTAGTATATTATTTTCTTTTATAGGATTTAAAGCTAAAGGATATAACTTTACTATAGGTGAATCATCTGGGGTTCTACCTGTGAAAAAATCTCCTTTAGAGGTTTTCCAATAATATCCAATATAAATAGTATTTTCATTTCCATCAGGAGCTATACTAAACTCTGATCCATTTGTATACAGATTTGTTATTATTTGGGATAAAGGATAGTACATTTTATATTATATTAAATATCCAGGTTTAACAGCGTATCTCCAAATTTTAAAAGTATAACCATTTCCTCTATTTCCATATACATATGAGGTACCAAAGTTTGTTTTTCTATCAGATGTCCATCCTCCCCATCCTTTTCCTAGCCAAGTTGTTCCTTTATAAATATCTCCTGTAAAGATTTGGGCATGTCTAAATGTAAATCTTTTTGGATCACCAGGTTGAGGGTTAGATGTTATATAAGATGAAAAATATATAGCTACATCTCCTAAATTCCAAGATTGAGAGTCTATTATATTTTTTATGTTGTTGCCTGGTGCTTCTCCTAAGTATATTTCATCCCACAGCCCATTATTTTTAAGATTTGTTCTTAATAATACACTTTCAGCATCTCCTCCTCCACTCCAAGAGTATGGGATAGGGTTAGAACTGTTAGTATCTATATAATTTTTTATTTTTTTACCTATATTCCATGTCCAACCAGCACATAAGTAGGTACCCCTACCTGGGGGAGAGAAATTAGCATATGTCCAATCAGTTTGGTCTTTAACTGCTTTTCTTAATTTAGGAGTTGATGTAGGTGTAGTTGGGGTAGGAGTTGGGGTAGGAGTTGGTGTGGGTGTTGGTTGGGGAGTTGAGGTTGGTGGTGGGGCTACTCTTACACGAGTTTTAACCGGAGTTCCTTTTTGTTTAGATATGGCATATGTTTCTATTTTTGTAACCCATCTATTATTACTAAGTTCATGAGATAAATTCTTTATTAAAAAAGTCATAGTCTCAGGATAATTAGTTGGAAGATAACTAGTATCTAACAAAAATTGTTGGTTAATTTTTATACCTGATATTCCGTCTAATGTTAAACTTAAATTAAAAGGAATAAATCCAGTGCCTTGAGATGTTCCCCCATCATTGGTTCCATTAATTGCGTCTCTTGCTTTTTCAAGCTCTACTTCTTTCTGAATTAAATTAGATAATGTTGTTTTAAAATTATCAATATCATCACTTTTAGCTATAACTATTCTTCTATTTTCATTAGTTCCTTGTGGTGGGTATCCTTCACTTAATTTTATTAAGAAGTTTTTATAATCTATGTACATATTACTGTATTCTTCTTCTCTTTTAATCAAGTCCGCAGAATCATAAGGTGAAGTTGGATCATTTGGACTATTTGATATAGTAAGTTTATATCTATCTTCAAAACCATAATTTAATTTAGATATAGCAGTATCATTTTCTCCAACAACAGAACCTCTTGCTGCTGCTCCCACAGTTATCATAGTTGAAAACTGGGGTGATAATTCTGTGGTTAGAGAGAGATCGTTCACAAATCCTGCTTGATCACCATTATATCCATAAACTTGTAATGTGGAATTATTGGATGGATCATTATAAGATTTATTATGATTAAATTTAAAACTAGTAGGAAAATTACTATTAATAGCAGTTATTACTTTATTAAGATAAGGTAAAGGATTTTTATCAATTATTTTGATATAATTTTGAGTTTCATCATAAAATACATCAAAATCATTAATACCACCTAGTCCTCCATTAATACCACCTAATAAACTTTTTAAAAAATCAATTAATACTATTTCACCTTTATCATTTTGTTTTTCATTTAATGTTTTTAAAATAAAAGTAGTATCTAAATATATGTTCATAATATTACCATAAGTAATTTCTTCATTAGCAGCTTTGGCATCATTTGTACGAACATAAGAAGTAACAGTTTGATTAACAATAGGATTTTTTCTTATATTATTAGGCATCCCAAATATATAATCACGTGTAACTGAGGAGCCAAGGACTGGAGGTAATTCTAATGTTATATCTCTATTTATTAAACATATTCTAGGGTCAGAATGGGTTTGAAGAGGATGTAGAATAAAAAGATTAGTATTTATATCCCAATCAAATTGTAACAATTTACTTGGTTTATTACTTTTAGTGTATTTAGTTGGTACAACATATAATTCTAAAAATCTTAAAAAAGCTCCTAGTCTAATATAATATCTTTTATCATCTATTTGACCATTTGTAAATAAACCAGATCCTCCTAAATCATCAAAAACACATTTTATAATGTCATGTTGGTCTTTATCTTCCCATTTATTTATATCAAAAGGAATACATCCTTTAATAGGATCATTTATTAAATTATTACGGGATGTGAGTTGGGTTTGATTACTAGGGTTAATCCATGTAGCTTCTATTATATTATATGAAGATAATCCTATGAATGATTGTATATTAAGTTGATCACCTCCAAATTTAGGAACATCATCTACAAATTGTTTACACATATATAGAAAATTTCCTATATTGCTATTAAAAGCAAAAGCAGTTATAATATCTCCTGAAATATCTTCATCAATTGCATCTTTTCTAGATGTAGCATCAGAAGCTTGGCGTTTTGGATCAGGAGTAGTTCCTGGGGAGGAGGTTAGAATATTTGTTTTTAAAGATTCTCTAACATCTCCTTCGCTGACTAAAAATACAGTGACATCATAACTACCATCGGGATTAAATGCCCATTTAAAATTAGATACTTTAGCTAACATACCATCATAATTCCCATGAGTCGCTAATCTTTTATTATATATAGAAAGTAACCAATCTTCCCAATTATTTACTCCTCCATTAGTTAAAAATGAATTAGATAAACTTTTATAAGGAGAACCGTTTCCCCATGTAATTAAATTTCCAGAATTATCAACTACTAAAGTATGTCCCCATTCTAAAAGAACACTCATTCCTACACGTAAATATAAAGAATCAATTATTTCAAATTGATATTTATTCCATACTTTTATATTAACTGTAGCTCGCTTTAATGAACCTCTGTTTTCATGTTTTATATTAGCTGATGTTATACCCATCATAGGATTTATACCAAATTCTGTTCCTCCTATACCATAAGCTGCGTTTGATATTCCATTTTTGTTTCCATAAATACTAGTAGAATCTGTGATTCCTGATCTTTGATTATCTATTCCATTTGGGTATTCAGAAGTTCCGTTAAATAAAACAAACTTTTTAGCTAAGTCAGGACCATTAAGTCCTAAACTTTTTATAGTTGGATTATTTATAGAAATCGAAGAAGAAATATCAACCCCAGATGTTAATGAGCACCAAGAAGTTTTAGAATTTAAATAAGTTATATCATCTAAAGATCTAGCAAAAGATCCTGAAAACCCTCTACCATAGATTTTTTGTCTTTGTAAAATCTGACTGTCAATTTCACTAGGAAAACCTTCACCAAAAATATTCATTTTTATGTTTTATTAAAATTTTCATAACTATTAATTGCACTAACAGGAAATGATGTTCCAAAATTTCCGGGTGCTGGGATTCGTATTTGTGATCCTTCAGGTATAAGTAAAGAATCTTGAGGTAGGTCTGTTGGTAAATCAGTTCCAGCTATAGCAGTGTTAGCTATAGATATTATCCACCAATAAGATTGGTCTCCATAATATTGATTAGCTAATGTATCAAATCTATCCCCTTGAGTTGTATAAACATATATATCTTGATCTGACAATGGGATCTCAGGATAACGAGAGGTTTGATAACATTTTTTGTTATCAACATTTATAATTGGTATACCTAAATAACGATTCATGATTATATTTTAGTATTATGCATAACGAGGAGTATTTAAAGGAGTGGGTGGTGGAGTAGGGTTAGAATTTGCATCTCCATAATTTGAAACCTTTGTACCATCTACTAAAGCTATATATCTTTGATCTCCGTATATGTTTTTATTATTTCCTGATTCTAAAATGTTAGGTTGGGTTGGGTCAAAGTTAAGTGTATTTACTTGTTTTCTTGGGATAAATGGATGAATTGGAATAAATTCAAATCCTCTAACTTTAATTAAATGAGGTAATTGTTTAACACTAGGGTCAGGATTTCCTTCATCATTTATAGCTATCTCCCAAGAAGAATTTTCGTCATTCATTTCATAACTTAACCCAGTTATTATTCCTGGTTGTTCATAAAAATATCCTCCGATAGTTAATGTGACTATATTTCCTCTCATATATCCAAAAGCACTATAATCTGGGGTGCAAAGAGAAGCTAAATAATTTAATTTTTTATACATAGGTATTAACTCAACTTTTGATTGAGCTGCTACTGTCCAAGATAATGAAACTTTTCTATCAAAACCCTGATAATTATAAAAATTTTCTCCTCTTCCTAAATATTTTATAGAATTCCAATCAGATGTGTAACTATCTGATATTTGATCTAAAAAAGCTCTAAAATGAATATATGTTTTATCTCCACCAGGTTTATCTATATCTATAACTCCTATTCTAAAATTAATTAAATCATTTCCTATTTCTGCTGGTTTGTCTTTTTTATATATTGGTAAAGCATTTATTTTATCAAAAGAATTTTTAGAAGCAGCTCCTGAATATGTTCCATTAGTATAACTAGTTACATCTTTATCTGTAGCATTTCCTGGGTCACCTAGATTTGTTCTTTGTTCTATAGTAGCCCCATAACCTGGGTTGTATAAAGGAGCTTTAGATATAAGTGTATTGGTTGCCTTGTTGTCGATAATCTTTCTTAATAAAGGTTTTCTAAAATCTATTTGTTTACTAGAAGGAATATATGATTTAACATTTCTAGGATTATTTAACTCTCCTTCTGCTCCAGCTGCAAATACGTTAACAGTAGGAAGTTCTGCAGGAAGTGCGTTTGATACAGCTCCTAAACTTGCATTTGGACCAGAGCGGGTTGATTGTTGAATAACACTAAATACAGTCGCGGCATCATCAGTATTACCTAATTCTGTATTTAAATCCCAATAATCAAATGTTAAATAATTAATATTTGGTCTTTGAAGTTGTTTATCTGCGTTTAATTTAAAAACTAAATTATTAGCTGCTCTTATTTGAGTTTTACCTATACCTAAAGGAGAATCTGGCCCTCCTGAGTAGGAAAGAATATTAAGAGGATCAGGAGAAATATTATTTTGTAAGAATACTTCTGGGATTGCATTATTTGAGTTGGCGTATAAGAATTTTGCTCCATATAATTCTACTAATCTGTTTTCTTTTTGGGGTTGTGTTGAATTAATCTTAACTCCATATAAACTTTGATTAGTAGAATATGCTCCTGTTTCTTCAAATGGGTTTAAACCTTGTTTATTAACATGAATTCCAAACGGAATACCAGCTGCCTCAATTAAAGAGCTAAGAGGAGTATAAACATCTCCATTTAATAATTTTGGACTAACTTGAGTCTTAACTGCTAATCTTGATAAAAGATTTTGTTTAACTGTAAATAAAAGTCCCTCAGTACTAGCAAAAAATTTAGCTAAACGAATTTCATCATTTACTATAATATTAGGTAATAAAGTACCTCCTCGAACTAAAAAATCAGGACCACCAGTACCAGCTGTAGGTATTCTAAATGAATCACCTTGTTGGTTTCCAGCTATTAAACCTGCTCCTAATCCAGCCGCTGCTCCTATTATAGCTCCTGTACCTGATGCTCCTAAAATAGATCCACCAATAGCACCTACAGCTGCTCCAGCTCCCGCTCCTAAAAGAGGGAGAGTTGCTCCAGAAAATCCAGTTTGGAGAGCTTCGTTAGTAGCTGGGATTCTAGTAGCGACGTAAGGTTGCCCACTATTTCCTCCACCGCGTTCATCATTACCAAATTTTAAATCTTTTAAATCTGTTTTAAGATCTAGTAAAGCCATATTTTAAATTTTAGTAACGGCCTTCAAGAGGTCCATTATCTGAGTATGATGATGGTTTTTGACCATCTAAATCTAATTGTGATGGCATAGGAAGAACATTATTTGTTCCATCATTATAGGCTTGAAAAGCACCATTTACATCAGTAAAATCTGATCCATTTAATGAGTATCCTGCTTGATTACCATCAGCATGAAGTTTAGATTGTTGGGTTGCTCCTGGATTTGTGTTTGGAGTTTGACCATTTCCGTATGATAATACGGAACCATCAGTTGCTAATTTATCGCGAAGTCCTGGCATGTTTATTAGGGTTTAATTTATTATAAATATGATTATTTATTGAAGTTTGTAAGTATTAACATTTGCTTTTGTTCCACGTTTATCCGTTGATAATTCATCAGTTCCGCTTATTGTTGATTTTGAAGATTTTTCTAAATCATATGTTCTTTTTAATATACTTTTTATTTCTTGTAATTCTCTCACCGCGAGATTTTCTCCAACTTCATTACCTCTTCCTTGTTGATTATTTGATCTATCTCTAATAGGTCCTGCTATTAAAGTATCATTTTTACTTAATTCAAATAATCCTCCTTCTTTAGTTGAAACTTGTGTTTTTCCATCAGGAGGACTATACATATCTCCAACAGGCATAGCGGTTTTACCTTTAGCCAACATACTAATAAATCCAGCTGTTGCTGTACCAGCTAAAGCTAATCCTACACCAAGAGGTATTTTAGAAAGAGCAAGCCATATTCCACTTATAGCAGCTATAATAGATCGGGAAGCTATTAAAGCCATTGTTCCTGCTAAAGTTAAAGCTAAAGGATTACCTTCTTTTAAACCCCCAACAAAAGCACCAACAGCTTGTGATATTAAATTAAACCCTTCAACTAATGGAGATAAAAGTAAATTAATAGCTGGGAGAACTGTTGATACTAAATCCGCTAGAGGTGAGACTATTTTTAAAATAGGTTCAGCTATAGAAACAAATATTTCTTTTAATTTTTCAACAGATTGATTAAATCGTTGTTGAAGATCTTGTTGTTTCATTAGATTATCAACCCCAGTTTGAGCTATTTCTTCTTCAGACATTCCTCTAGCTCTAGCAGCATTTAAAGCAGCTTGAGCATTTTTAGCTTGGTCACCTGATATTCCTTTTAACGCTTCAGCATCAGTTAAGGTTTTAGCTAACTCTTCACGAGACATACCTACAGCTTTAGCTGTTGCTTCTTGCTGTAGTCTATTCATTTTACTGAATTGTTCTACACTGCCATAGTTTTTAGCTATTTCTTTGGATAATCCCTCCATATCATTATTTAAAGCATATAAGCGAGCTTGCTCTAAATTGATATCTTTACCTGTTAAAAGTTGTGCTTCTAATTCAGCACTAATTGATGATTCAAAATCCATCAAACCGCCTGCTATATTATTTAATTGGTCTAGATTCATTCCAAAAACTTTAGCCTGTGCTGCAGCTCTACCTAATGCTGTTGCTCCTCCTGCTATTGATAATTTAACAGCGTCAGAGGTTTTAGCTATATCTCGCATTATGTCTTTTTCATTTAGTAAAACACCATTATTTAATGCTGTTGTTTTGGCAGCAAACATTAAATTTTTAGTGTTTTCTTCTAAATTACCTCCGGTTGCTAAAGTATATTTTTGCATTTCTACCAACTCATCATTGGTGAAACCAGCTTGCTCTCGCATTTTAGTCATAAAGACTAAATCTTTTTCATTTAAAATAGCATTAGAACCTAAAGCTTTACCTATTGCTACAGTTGATTCTTGTAATTTTTTAGAAGTTAAAGCTGCGTCACCAGATAAATTACCTATTTCTATAAGTTCTTGTCTTACACCAGCAGCAGCATCATATGTTATATTAAAATCTTTAGCTAAATCACCAGTAGATGTATCAGCTACTAAAAATGCATCTTTAAGTTGTTCAACAAGCATAATTAGTAAAGCCATAGGACCTAAAGCTTCTTTAAGCTGTGATCCAAACGCTTGGGTAAAAGTACCCATAGTATTAAATTCAACCCCAGCTGCTAAAGCTCCTTGACCTAATTGTACTGTTGTTTGATATGCTTCTGTTAAAGAATTACCTACTATCCCTACATTAGAAAACATTTTAGCTAAAGCAGGGACAGTTCCTATAAATCCTTTATTTATTTTTTTATTATTATCATCAATATCTTCAAGTTCTTTAATTACAGTTTCTAATCCACTTATTTGTTCATCAATAAGAGTTAATTGATCTCCTTGTAATTTTCCTGAGTCTCTAAGAGACTTTAATTGATCTAAATTTAATTGGGATTCTCGTTGAAGGCTTTGTATTTTAGAGGCGCTAGCAAAAGTGTCGCCTTTTCTTATTTCTAAAGTTTGTCTAGCTACAGTATTAGCTCTAGATATAAGAGTTTCTTGGAATTGTAAAGCTTTATTACCTATTTGTATTTCTTTAACAATATTTCTAAAAGCACTAGCAGTATAATCTAAACTTCCTCTTATTTTATCAACTAAATCCTCTACACTTTCAAGTAAATCTTGCATTTGATCAAGACTAGCTCCTGAATTCCTTAAGGTATCATATATATCTTGCCAATTTCTTTTAGTCTGTCCAGTAAGTTTATTTATTTCTTCCTGGATTTTTCTATTTATTTCATTTGGATCTGGGGCCATTTACTAAAGTATATATGTTATAAATATTGAAAAATATAATTTTTATTTATATTTTACTTTAGATGATTGAGGTCCAGATGTAGATTTAGGTGAAGCTTCTCTAAATGCTTCTTTATTTATTTTACCTGATGGATCAACTAGTGTTGATTTATTGTCACCTTTACTTTTAGCATTTTCATATTCTTCTGCTTCTCTTTTATAGTAATCGTTTATTTTATTATAAGTAAACTGGCGTAACCACCTAGGCATGTTGTAAATGGTTTCCCAATCATACCCACCCTTTCCATGGAATACTATTTCATGGATTAGGGTGAATAGATTGACTCTATATAGAGGCGCGGTCTCAGAAGTCAGGCCAAAAAAACTTAACTCCGACAGGAATGTCGATTCGGTTTTCACTCCCATCGGGAAAAAAAGTTAGATCTACATCGGGTTGAGTATCTCTAATATGTTTTCTTAATTCTCTTGAATCTCGAGCTAATAGATAATTATCTACAAACTCTCGTATTGTTTTAGGATCTCGATCTCCCCCAACTGATGTGATCATATATTTTAATCGTGTTGAAAGATCTGGGGAAGCGTTTTTATTTATTTTTTTAAGACCATCAATTTCGGCTTGTATCTTTTGTTCATCACCATGAGTTAAGATTTTATAAGTGATGTTTGTATTTGTTGATGGTAAAGTATAATTAAATTCATTAACTCCTTTATTTTGAATTTCAAAAGGTTTATTATCTATTTTAGATAAATCGACTGTGTAGTCTGAGCCATTATATTCAAAACTATAATCTTTACCATAACCTAATACACGAGCTGCCACCATAATAGCATTTTTATCTCCTATAATTAAATCATTATAATCAATTTTAGACACAATTAAAGCTTGTAATAATTTATCTAATACAATACCTTTTTGAATATATGATTGATTTGTAAGAATATCTTCTTCTTTAGCGGTCATATATTTCATTTCAACTTTGCCGCTTGATAAAGGATTTGATTCTGAGTATACTAGACCTTTTGAAGGTAATTCAATAACTTCTGTTGGAAAATTTTTAATTGCGTCCATAGCTTTTATTTAAATGTAACTTATTATATTCGGATATAAATATGTCCGAAATAAAAAAGCTCACCAAAATCGGTGAGCTTCTTCACTTTTATTTTTACTAACTAGAAATTCAATATACAATAATCCATTCCTAATGTAACAGTTATTTCTTGAGCTGCAGCATCTTCATCATAGCTATAATCACCAAAATTAGCTGTTTTAATAAATGCTCCTTTAATAATCCATTCAGATACAATATCACCTACAGGACCTAATATATTAATTGTTACATCTTTTTTATAGAAATCAGAGTAACCATCACGTCCTGTAACTGATTCATGATGTAAACGTACCCATTCCATTACCGCTTGAGCACCAGAAGGAGTAATAGGGTCAAATAAAGTCATTTCTAAATCAGCCCATTGAGCTCTGCCTTTAATTTTACGGTAAACGTTAATATGGTTTAATTTAATTTCGCCCATTTCCACGCTCACAGCTCCTATTTTCTTAATAACATATGAAGGAATACCATCAACATACATTATAAAGCGATTTTTTACTTTTGGTTCAAACGCTGTAAAAAATATTTCATTTGGATCTAATACTGCCATTGTAGTTTATATTTTTGTTTGTTATAAATATCTGTGTTTTAAAGAATTACGCTGGGAAAGAAGCACCAGTTGGAGTAATGTTGAAGTCTAAGTAAATGAATTCAGCAGTCTTAGTAGGTTGAAGATAAATTTGACCTATTAATTCATTTCTATCAATTACATCAGGTGTATTGTTAGTCTCATTCATAATTACTTTAAACGCGTATAAACCTTGACGCTGTTGAACACTAGTTAAATATGGATTAACTTGAGCTAAGAATTGATTTCTTGTAGCAGCTGTGTTTTGTTCAAACACTAAGTTATTAGCGATTTGAGAAATATATGATTTAAGAGCAATCAACAAGCGACGAACATTTACACGATCAAGAGCTGAAGCTCTAGTTTGTAATGTTTTCTGACCATATACTACAACTCCAGTTCCAGGGAATGTTGCTATTGGATTTACTTTTCCAGTGTATAATGAATCGCGGTTGGCTTGAGATAATTTCTTTTCAGCTCTTACTACTGTAGATAAACCACCTCTGTTAATACCAGCTGGTGCGAACCAAGGTTCTGCTACTGAGTCGTTATAAGCATATACTCCAGCTATTACTGTTGAAGCAGGAACCCAAACTAATTCACCTGTTGAAGGTTCAATAATTTGTACCCAAGGCCAATATGAAGCAGCATATGATGTATTACGATTAGCAGCCGCTGGGACAACTTGTGTGATTTGTTGGCCATACTTTACAAGATCAAGAACATAAATATTATCACCACGATCTTGAGTATTGTTTATGATGCTAGATACTTGTTGAGTATAATCACCATCATATAAACCAGGAGTTAATAATATGTTAAATCTATAATCATCTTGATTAGCTAACAAATTGATCATGTTACTATAATCAGATCCTTGTACTCCTTGAGTATTAGTACTATTAATAGCATTATAAAAATTAGCACCACCAGCTACTGTGCCTAAAGCTGCTCCAAATGTTCCGCTAGCGTTAATAGGAATTGATGATGTATAAGAGGCATTTGATAATGTACCGTTAGAGTTAAGATAATTAGGTGTAGTATAATTAACTTGTTTAACTCTTACATAATTGGATCTATTAGGGAAAGTACCAGTAAATGTTACTTGATTATTAACTGAGTCATAAGCTTCAACCATATCACCTAATACTCTAGAAACATAATTAGAAGTATTAGGATCTAAACTTAAATTAGTCCATGTTTCTAATACTACAGGTTGAAGAATATTATCATCACCTCTTCTAATTAATAAATCAAAGGTACCGGATGAGGTATTTGAGTTAAGAATCTGCCATCTAACATTATCTACTGATCCACTTACTAATACATTATTTGTGGTTGTTGCTCCAGTATTATTCATAATAACACCTTCAGAGAATGTCTCTAAAACAAATGCTTCAGAAGGAGTATTAGCAGTTGCGCCACTAGCTGTTATTACAAAATTACCTGGGTTTGTTAGTTGTTCACCTACATAATCTGTAAAATATATACTAGCTCCATTTATACTTGTATCTCCAGCATTGCCTGTTAAAGTTAATTGTCCAGCGCCTGGTGAACTAGCAACAACATATTGAGATAATTCATTTCCGCCAGCCCAGTTATTAATAGCTATAACTAAACTATCTACCCAAGTTGCTCCTGAGCTAGTATTAAAATAAGCATAATCTAATGTATTATTATAGTATGTAGAATAGTTAGCTGGGTATCCAGATAAATACCAAGAATTACTTCCTATTGTTATAGCCATTCCTTGATAAGATCCAGTATCACTAGCGTTAAAAATAACAGTAGCAGTTGCTGGGGTACCTGAAGCGGCTGCTACATTATTATTAACAGCTGAGCTAGTCGCTGGAGTGTATGAGCCTGATACTACTCTTGCTACTAATAATGACGTTCCACCATTTTGGAAATAATTATACGCTGCTATTGAGGTAAAATAAGAATATGTTTTTAAATTTGCGGCGCTTCCGCTTTGAAGAGTAGTACCAAATTTATTAACATATTCACTATATGTAGTAACTACTGTTGGAATTTCAACAGGACCTTTAACTGTTGGTCCAATTATCGCTGCTCCTACAGTAACAGGTCTTTTGCTTACAAAAGATGAATCATTTTCTCTTGCTAAAACACCAGGTGATATTAAAGTTTCTGCCATGTTTATTTAGTTATTTTAATTGATTTTTGTTATAAATATGGTGAAACCTATCAAAAATATTAATTAGAAATGAATTCTCCTTTTTCTAGATCAATAGATCCATTACCATATTTTTGTTGTAAAGCTCCACCTAATTGAGTTTCTTGTTCAATTAGATTTTTTAATTCTTGTTTAAGAATTTCTTTTTGTAATTGAAATTCTTGTATTCTTGACTCTAAAACTCCAAAATTTTCTGTGATTTGGATTCTTCTTTCTCTTACATCTTTTAAATTTTGAACTTCTTCTTGTGTTAAAACTTTTGTTTCCATAAATTTAATTTTTTATTATAAATATATTATTCAAGTTGTTCATTTATTTTAATAGAAGTCTTTGTTGGTAGTTTTTTCAAAGCAGTTAAATCCTTTTGAGGCACATCAGGAATAATATATCCTCTTAATTTTATATCAAAAGAACTATTTACAATTCTTTCACCATTATCTGATAATTCGGTTTTTATAGCAAACGAATCAATCATCGCTCTAAACTGAAAACGCTGAGGATCACCCCAATATGAATCTGATGCGTATTCAATTGCTTCAACAATTTTATTTAATTGATCCATATAGTAAGTATTAACAGCACAACTATAAGTTAAAGTAAGATAATCAGGAACTACAACAGCATAATTAATAGGTTCAGGAGTAACATTATTTAAAATATTAAAGTTACTATATGAATCTCTAGATGAGTATTTTTTTCTTTGAACAGAAATGTTATGAGGATTATTAGCGTCTAATTTATTTGCTACTGTTCTTACTTTTTCAATGTTGTTTCTTTTAAACATTATAATAGGCATCATTACCCTACCTTGAGAATCTCTAAAATATCCAAATTTTTGAAATGAAGCCCACTTTTCAGGAGAACCGTATATCACAGGAACTTCTATTCTTGTACCATTTTGAATCACATATGGTTTAATTACATTTGTAAAATAATAAAAAACTGCTTCATCTATATCTTGAATACCAATAGAAAAAGGCTTTGTAGTATCTCCTCTAAAAGAAATCTGTTCAGCTCTATTAGGGTTAACTGCTAAATTAGGATTTCCTGTTGAAGAAAATCCTGGAGATCCTGCTGGGGGATTATAAGGCTCTTGTTGAGAAAGAAGAATTTCTCTTTGAGTTTTTGGTATTGGTTTTCTTCCTTGATCGCTCATAATAATCTAGTTCTAATAATATTAACTCTATCAGCAGGAACATAATGACAAGTACAAGTTACAGATACATTATATCCAAAATTTTCTAATCCTGGGTTTAAAGGATTTTGATTATAAGGATAATCAGGATCTTTACCAGCAAAAAATTGAGTAATGTTAGTATTGTCGACTTCCCAATAGCTTTCTTGATATAATATCACATCTCCAACTTCAGGATGAACTCCAGAATCTACTAAATCATCTCTTAAAAAGGCAAAAGTCATAGGCCAATCAAAATCTACTCCTAAATCACTTACTGGGCTTGTATTATCACCTACTGTTATTAAAGCATTTAATAAAGTAGGACCATCATACATTTTTCCACCAGATGCTTCTCCATACATGTTAATTTTAGTTTCAACTAATTTGTATTTGTAAAAAGCACATTGTTGAGAAATAATATTTCCCATCAACTCTCTATTGAGTCTTCTTACAAATGAAACGTCACGACTAGAGCCGAATAATGCCATTTTATCCTATATAAATTACCATTGGTACTTTTCCAAGTTCACTCATTGTAGAATCACCTTCTGCTTGTTTTCTAGCTAATAAAGCTTGACGAGAAGTTTCATCTAAATATCCTCTTAATCTTTCAAGTAATGCTTGTTTTTCAGCTGTGGCTGCTGTGATTAAGTCATTTGAATTTAAAGATATTTCTCTGTTAGGAATAGGAATTGTAGCTTGATATTTTCCACGAACATACCCTAACATTTCTTTACATATAGCTAAAACATATTCAAATATCCACTGGCGACCAATTGAGTTTATTTGAGAGTAAACAGGATTAGTAAAATTAACATTTGAAGGATTTGTCACTGACCCTTGGGCTTGTGATGAATTATCAATTATACTATTTGCTCTTTCTTCTAAAGAAATATATTGAAACCAAATATGTCCTCCATCATGAGGAGGAATTGGAAATATTCTTAATTTGTTATTTATTAATTCAAATGAATATCCTGCTAGAGAAATTTGGTTTTGCATTTCAACTGCTTGAGCAGATTGAAGTAATAAACTTGTAGGGTACATTAAGAATCCTGTTGATCCAAATAGACCATAAGCACCAACCGCGGGTACACCTCCTAGGCCTGAGAATATACTTAAGTTGTAAACTTGGTTGACAGCAGGTGGTGGTTCCCAAAATACTCTTTTAATTTCCATCCCACCAGTTACATTATTCTCTATAGCCCACAAATTAAAATCATAATCTTGAACTCCAGCTGTGGTAGTAAATGAACCACTATACCAATTTACATTTCCTCCTACACCTGCTTCTTCTCCATATTGTTCAGTTAATCTAATGATTCCAGTAAAAGATGGAGTTACAATAGCATGATTCATATTTGAAGCTGTAGGAGCTCCTATTACGCTTAATAAATTATCTCTTACTTGAAAAGCATATAATTCATTTCCATAAGTTGTAATTGCTTCTTCAAAAGCAGCATAGAAATTTATATCTTGGAGTTCAACCTCCATAATAGGATATCCTAATCTTCTAGCACAAAATGTAACTACTTTATCAGCATCTATTTGAAATTGATAATCATAGTCATAAAACCCAAATGGAGTCATTCCAGGGTAAAATGAAGAAGAACCAGGATATATAGGAATGTTCATGGTATATTAGTTTATTATAAATATGATAAAATTAGTAATTATTATCCCAACCACGATAATGATACCAATCAAACTGATAATATATTCCTACCTTGACTCCCATCTTCCATAATTTAACTTGGTTATCTAAATCACCTTTATATGAGTGGTTTAATATGTTATATCGACTATCTACTTCAATACTCCAAGACCATCCATCTGTTCTAGTTCTTTTTATTATATTATCAAACCCAAAACTAAAGTATAAGTCTAAATGGTATGGTCGGGCATTCCAAGGAAAATCTTCACTTGCTTTTTGCTTAACGTCCATAAAAGGTATTATACCAAATCTAGCGTGATTTTGCCAGGCAAAACGTTTATTAGCAAGTAATAAAGGTATTCCAATAGAGATTATTTCTTCATACTTTTTTTCAAATGTATTAATATTTAAAACACCGTTTTTAGAATTTTCTAACCAAATACCAGTAGTAAATCCATAATGAAAACCACTATAATATGAGTCATAATCATGATAGTATGTGTACTCTAATGCTAGTGTTCTATACTTACTAACTCCACCATACAAGTTACCTGGTCCTAAAAAAGTGTAATCCGGGTAGTTATTTTCACCTCTTGGTAAAAGTGTGTATCCTGTACCAAATTTAAGTGATGGTCCGTATAATTGTGCTTTTAAAACTATTGGAAATATAACTATTAAAAATAAGAGTATAACTCTTATAATTATAGATTTCATAGCTTTATAATTTTGTAATATTTTTCTCCTTGTCTTACTATATTAAAACCAGATTTATAATCATTTAATTCTTTTCCTGTTATATCAAAAATTTGAGTTGGGATGTTTTGATTTTTTCTATTTACAACTATTATACTTTGATCTATTCTTTGTCCTTCAATTGTTACTTCTACAAGTTTATAGTAAACTAATTCATTAGTTTCATTATAGTCTATAGTCTCATAAAAGTTTGTATTTGTAGAATTACCTTCAACTTTAATTTCAGTTACAGTTGTAAAAGTAATAGCATCATAAGTTTTTTCAATTATAAATTTATCAACATTAGTTTCAGTAGCTGTGGCCCATTTTAAAATAACATTATTATCCTTTATTTCTCCATTAAAATAAAGTAATTCAATTGGTAAAGCAGATGTATAAATTAAAGGACATCCTGAAAACTGTGGGCAATTAGGAACCCAAGTATAACATATAGTATAATAGGTACTAGGTGTTAGACTTGTAATAGTAATATTATTTGCTATAGGAACAATTGTACCAGATGTTATAAACTGTGTACCTGTTGAATCAAATATTTGAAAACTTAAGGAATTATAAAGTGGAAATGGTCCACATAGTCCATTTACTAATAAATAACTTAAATTTATTGGACCTACATTATAATAATTAAAACACATTGTGACAGGATCACCTTCATTGGAAACACCAACTGGTGCTGGGAATGTTGATTGGGTACAATTAAAAGATCCTGCTGGTATAGCTACAGCTGTGCCAATTACTGGACCAGGCAATTGTGCTTTTACTTCAAAGCCTATTAACAAAATAAGCCATAATATGTGTTTCATAGTATGATGTTTACTATAAATACGAATAAAAAATATTAAATATTATCCTCTAGTAATATCATATCTATTAGCTAGAAAATCTATAGAAACGTTTCTTACAGTAGTTCCAATTGTTTTATTAATTGTTACTCCAAATCCTGTGTTTCTAGCTAATGTAGGTAAGTTGGTAGTTTGTGAACCAGCAATAGTCCATGTTATACTATCATTTGAATAAAAATATGTAGCTCTAGTCCAACTACTATTAACATAAATTCCTAACCAAATATAGTTAACATCTACTGTTGGCCCAGCTGCTCCGGTTGTTGTTCTAACAGAGTTATTAGCTGTTGCCCCTTGCCAAGCGATTGAGGCAGCATCATCATATAACCAATATACACCATCAGTTACGTTTGTAGCACCTACAGCATCATGCCATCCAAAGAAAATTTGGTACCTGTCAGTGACGCTGGATAATGCCTCAACTGCTAAACGAGCTAAACAAATTCCTTGACCTAAAGTAGGAAATACTGATGTTGCTTGAGGTGATCCAATATGTGCTCTACCAGCATTTGTTGTACCAGTATCAGCTTGCCACATACCTAATGGTTTTTCAGTAGTATTTTGTAAGTAGGTACTAATCTGAACAGAAGCACCGGTTCCATTGACTGCTGATCCCCACTGACCAATTGAACCTAAAAATTCTTCTTGTTGATTAAAGAAAGCTCCATAACCTATACCACCTGATGCCGCTATAGGTTCCCATCTTTGACTATGATTATCATAGACTAAAGTTATACTAGCATTAGGTAACAAGAAAATTGGATTTCTAAAGTCAAATCTATTTGCTGCTGTAGAAGATGCTGAGTCGTCTTCTAGAAGAACTAAAAAGGAAACAGATGTATTTTTTAATACAGCTACTCTTCCTGCTGTTCCTCCAGCTAGACCAGTTATTTTTATGTCTGTGCTACCACTAATATTAATAGTAGTAGCCATATTAGGATCACCATCATTCCATCCAGTTGGCGAGTAATCATTTTGTGTGGTACCAGGTGTATCTGTTACTTCTCCAAATCTTAAACCTCTTGTTAAGAAAGAACCAGATAAACTTCCTGTTATATCTACACTATTTGTTGTTTTGTTAAATGTAAAATTACCTGATCCGGATACTGTTCCCGCATCATTAAATTGTATAGCGTTAGGTGGACCAGCAGGAGCTGCGGTTGCTGATACTCCTGTTAATCCTGAGCCATTTCCAACAAATGATCCAGTAAATGAAGACGCAGTTACAGATGTTGATATGTTAGCCCTACCAGTTAAAGATAATAGAGTGCCATCAAATGTTAAATTGGCTTCACCATTTACTTCATTAGCGTTGCCAGTAGCAGTTAATAAGTTATTGTTAGTATTATTGTTAATAGTTACACCACTACCAGGAGCGTATGAAGCTGATAAAGCATATGATGCTGATAATGCTGGATTTGTTGATGTAAATATTGATCCTGTTACATATGAGGCTGATAAAGCATATGATGCTGATAATGCAGGATTTCCTGATCCAAATACTGAACCGGTTACATAAGATGCAGTTCCCTGTAAAGAACCAGTAAATGAAGACGCAGTCACATTACCAACTATAGTTAATGTTGAGCCATTAAATTGTAAATTAACTTCACCATTTAATGTATTAGCAGTACCTGTAGCTGTGACTACATAATTGTCAGTATTGTTATTAATTATTGCTCCGCTACCACCTGGAGCCCAAGAAGCAGATACTGCAAATGATGATGATAATACTGAGTTTCCACCATGTGGTCCGTACACATTAGATGATGTTACAAAAGAAGCGGTAGATGCGGTTCCTGTTAAATTACCTATGAATCCTGATGAAGCACTAACAATAGAAGCAGTTAATGGACCACTCATAGCTCGAGTACCATTAACTAAAAGATATTGTAAGTGATCATCGTTAGCTAATCCTAGCAAATTACCATGGAATGAGGCTGCGTTCACTCCACCTGCTCTAAAACCAATAATTGGTCTTATATCTTCTATTTGTGTTATTCCTGATCCTGACTGAACATAAACTGCTGCTAATGGCACTACACCATCTACAAAAAAGTTTGGTGGAGTTGCTAAATCCGAGCTTTCTGCTGAAACTAATGATGAAAATTGCTGTTGTCCTGTTACTAAAAAATATTTTTCTTCTGCTCCATCACCAATTAAATATAAAGTATGTTTAGTATAATAAGAAGCTGACAAAGCAACTAAAGCATTAGAACCAGAATCCCATTGATTAATCGGAACAGTATCTGTAGCTTGTCTAGCCCAACTATCTGATTGACCTGTATCTCTATAATATCTGTCAAAAGTTATTGTTGTTCCACCAGTAGGATTAAATTGATTTTCACCAAAAAAGTAAATACCATCACTTGATACATCTAATTTATTTCCTCCATTAGCAGTAACTGTACTTCCTTGAGCAAATACAGGTCCTAATGCGGTTCTATTAAAAGTAGATAATAAGTTTGTTGTGTGTGAAGCATTACGTGGACTTTGATCTACAAATTGAACTCTTCCACCAGCTGCGTATATTCTACCTAATATTATTTCAGTGATATTATCTGGTTCAGTTGAATTTGATTTTATGTTACCATCTTTATCCACAGAAATATAATTTTCTGAGTCATCAGTTAAATCAGTAAAACCAGGAAACTCATTAAAATCTACTCTCTTATAAACTCCTTGTGTTGCAGTTTCTAAATATCCAAATCCTCCAGTTATATCAATTTCTAAAGCATTTGGGTTAGCTGATGAAGTTGTTATTACACCTCCTTGCATAACTCCCATTGGACTACCACGGAAGATTAAGGTTGAGGCATCAGTGTGAGTTCCATCTGCAAATGTTACAGCTAAGTTTCTTGTTATATCAAGTTCACCATCAGTTTCATCTAAGAATGTCCAATAAAAATTAGGGCTAGCATTAGTGATTTTAGTATGATCTGCTGTACCTTGGAATCTACAAGATGCACTTGGATGTAATATATTAAAATCTAGATTCACTGAATCATGAATCATAGTACCAACAATATTAAAGCTAGCAGAGCTAGCAGCTGGAATATATACTGCGTATCCCCAAGCTGGTATGTCCATAGCAGTACCTTGCAGATCTGCTCCATTTTCTAATCGTATAGCGACTGAGTTAGTATCGCCTTCTCCTATTAATCCAGCAGTATAAATATCAATTTCTGCTACATTTCCAGTACCATAATTTCCTATTAGACCTGGGGCGCTAACTGGGAATTGATAATAGTTTTCTAAACTTGCAAGTGATTGAAAACCATTAGATGAACTAACAAAACTACCTGTTCTATAAATACCATTAAAGTCTATATACTCACCATAAAATTTAGTGTCTTGAGTTCTTGATATAACTGTAATACAAGTATCACAATCATAAAAAGATAATTTATGTGCTTGAGCAAAATCACCAACATCATCAACATATAAAGCTGAGTATCCGGTTGGAGCATTTGTTAATGATAAAAATGACACTTCATTATTTACTCCCATTTTAATCAAATGCTGATTTGATGAGCTTGGGAAGATTTGAGTAGTTTGAATACTACTACCAACAATACTTACATATGGTTTACCTACTAAATTAATTTCTTTTTCTATAAATTGACCTGGTCCAACTTGAATAACATATCTGTTATTCGCTGCTGAATCTGTAATATATGCTACAGAAGCACTAATAGAAGTAAAGTCTGCGCCTTTTGTACCAACTGTAATAATTCGTGGATCTTGTCCTACTTCATATAAGGAAGCACTTAAATTAATTTGTGTTTTTAGAAAAGTATCTGTTCCTTGAATCTTACCAGTTGATCCAGAATGTTCAATTGCTACATCTAAAGTACAATTTTCAAAGTTAAGAGCGATTGCATCAATGGAAGGAGCTGATCCTGTTTGTGGTGCCCAAATACCTTTGGCCCATCTTTGAAAATTAACACCTGTTAATCGTAATTGACCTCCATTATAAACTTTAAATCCAGTACCTAAAGTAGAACCAACTGCTTTAGTTAACAAACAACCATTTACAATAAATGTACAACCTGGAGCATCTGCTAAAGCAAATATTTGATCTGCTGATCCTGTAATACCACCATTAGTAGAAGTTACATTTCGTAACTGCATTCTACCAATACCGCCTCCTGACCCTGTTACTTGGAATCCAATATCAAAAGATTTATTATTTTCTGTAGCGCCACCGTATTTTACATTTGAGCATTGCATAATACAATTACCACCAGGTACACCTAATACTTTAGCATTGGTATAATTTGAACCAAATCTTACATTTTCAACATAAGAAATAGCGTTAAGTTGAGGTGTAGTCGCTGATGAATATAATACAGCTGTTGCTCCTGTACCTGTTGAACCTTGTATTTGCATATCAATGATCATTGATTGATCACTTAATATGAATACTCCATTATTAGGATTTGAGGCGGATACTATTGTTGATATAGAACTATCTCCTCTAACTGCTACATAAGAAGGTACAGTAATTGTATCTTCAATATAAACACCTGGTGCTACCTCAACTGTATATGTATTAAAAGCAGTAGCATCTATAATACTATCTACCGCGGCTTTAATTGAATTGAATTGAGTACTACTACTTGGTAATCCTACTGTAATTAAATTATCTATATATAAACCTTGAGTTGCAGTAAATGTACCAGATACATATAAACTACCTGTAACATTTAAAACATCAAAACTACCACTATTTGCGTAAAATATTGCCATATGTTATAAATATTGTTTAAATAAAGGTTGTTAACATTTTAACTGTCCAACCTGTTCCTCCACTAAATATTATATATATTTGTCCTGAGGATATACTTGAGTAAAATATTATAGTTGAAGTATCTCCTATATCTGTAGTTGAATTATCAAAATATCTAACTGTTCCTCCATTCCATGTTGTTGTAAATTCTCCTGCTCTGGCATTTGAACTACTATATAAAGTATATTTTCCAAAAGCTGAGGTATAAGAACCTGTGTTTAGTATAAATAAATTATTATCACCAGACACAGAAGATGTAACAGAGGAAAAATAAGTTAATGTTTGATTTAATGTAAAAGATCCAGTTAATAATAGATTATTATTAGTATAATCAAAAGCTAAATTTGATGAACCACTAAATACTGAGGCTGAGTTAAATTGGATTTGGGTGTTTGAGCCACCTGGGGTTCCAACTCCGGCTGATGATCCGGTAATAGCTATACCATTTGATTGGTAGTTAATAGTAATATTAGGTCCTGCTAGTAAAGGAACATATGAAGCTGTTAAAGCTTGACTAGCTGTGCCTAATAAATTACCTGTAAATGAGCCTGTGAATGAACCACTAAAAGTTCCTTTACCATTAGAAGCATTTTGAGCATAAGAGGATGATAAAGCATAAGAAGCGCTAATAGCATTGTTTGCTACTATTTTAGATATTACACTTTTACTATATCCAGCCATCTTATAATCTTACTGCTCCAATTGAATTTGTGCTCTGATCATGGTATAAATAAGTATTTCCAGCTATTCCATCAGTTGATATGTCAGCGTATGCTGTAGAATAATCTGAATATGTTGGAAGAACACTGTTACTAATTATAAATGAATTTGATCTAGGATTATTTTGAGCTGAGTTAGCACCTAATGCTATAACATTTGATCCTGAGTTGTATTGAGCTGCGTTCTCTCCTATAGCTACAACATTTGATCCTGAGTTGTATACTGCTGCGCTATTACCTATAGCACTAACATTATCCCCAGTATTTTGGTAAGCGGCACTGTTACCTATAATATTAATATTATTTCCACTGTTTTGGTAAGCTACACTGTATCCTAAAGCTGTAACATTGTTTCCTGTATTATTATATGCTGCTTGTCTACCTATAGCAACCAGTTGAGATCCAGCATTAGGATAAGCGGCATCACGTCCTATAGCTATAACATTATCTCCTGAGTTATTTTTTCCTGCTTGGCTACCTATAGCATCAACGTAACTGCCTGTATTTAAATAAGCTGCTTGATTTCCTAAAGCATTAATATCACTGCCTGAGTTTTGGTATGCGGATTGGTATCCTATAGCATTAACAAAATTTTTCTTATTATTGTATGCTGCTCCAAAACCAAAAGCATTAACATGGCTACCTGTGTTTAATTGAGACGCAGCAAATCCCATAGCGTTTATGCCTGATCCTTGGCTTTGTTTAGCTGCTCTGAATCCAAAAGCATTAACTACTCTTGTATTATCACCAAATGGGTTTTCACTTTGATAAAATGCTTCTCTACCAAAAGCATTAATATTACTACCTATAGAATATCTACCAGCATCAGCTCCTAAAACATTCCAATCTTGACAATCACCAGAATTATTAGCACCAGCAAATTGACCTATAGCATTAATATAACTACCAGAACTTTGGTATGCTGCTTGATATCCTATAACATTCCAATTGGTACCGTTTCCAAAATTACTTTGACCAGCTTGTATTCCTATAGCAACTATATTATTTATAGTATTAGTATTACCAGCAGCTAAATATCCTATAGCTATTGCAAAGTTTTTTGAATTTCCTACAGTTGATAAAGGGCTTAATGCATTTACCCCTATAGCTATTACACCAATTCCTGAGTTGTATTGTGCGGATTGTATTCCTATAGCTATATTAGCTTGTTGAGTGTTTCCAAAAGCTGCTTGTCTACCAATAGCTATAACATCATTACCTGTACTTCCACTAGCAGCTTGGAAACCAAAAGCATTAATATGGTTTCCTGATGCTGAGTAAGCTGCTTGTTGACCAAAAGCATTAATATTATTTCCTGAGGATATACCTACACCTGATTGTGATCCTTGAAAATTATTATGGTTAGTTAATGCTCTATCATAATTTAAAACATTTTGCAAACTAACTACACTAGCAGTTATAGTGTTTTGAGACCAACTTGCAGTTCCATAAAAACTTCCTGTAAATTGTGATCCTGAAAAAATTGACGCTGTTACAGCATTTGTTACTAATAATGAGTTTAGGGTAGCATCCGACCCTGATACTATGACTTTTTTCCAATTTGGCATTACAAATTCTAATTACGGTTGGTTACTGAAAAAGTGTTCAGTCCACTTCCCTTACGGGCCAATAATTTATTATAAATATGTAATTATTGTGGTTTAGATGCTTTCTTTTTATCGGCTTCTAATACTTTAGCTAAAGCTAATTGTTTTTCTGCTTCTGCTTGTTGAAGCATATTTTGAATAGCTTGTGCTTCCATCTCTAATTTTGTTTGTAATGAAGCAACAAATTTAGCATCTTTACCTGTAATAGTAATAACATCTAATGATTGACGAAGTAAAGCTAATTCACCTAAAGTGAAATCTACTGAGAATAAATCCATAACTTATAATTTTTATTTTTGCTCTGGTGTTAGAGCAAAGAATTGATTTTGTAATTTTATAACTAAATTGTAAAAAGCTTCAACTTGATCTCCCCTTACAGACGATTGTCTTAATAAAGAGAGAACAAGTTGAAGTTCTTGAATATTTAATTGATTTTGATCTTTAGATTGATCGTTTCTTACTATTTTATCTATTAGTCCCATAACTTAATTAATGTAATAATTTTTTATGAATAAATCCAAATACTATCATCAGCAGTGTTTATATACATGTTACCAGCACCGTCTGTTCCTCCCCAGGTTGGATTACCTGATGGATTACCTGCTGCTATCTTAGCTGTTACCATATATTCATCAGGTGTTCCACTAGTAGCGTTTAAATTAAGAGAAGAAGTTACAGACCATCTTGGAGCGGCTGTTGCTGTTTCAAGGTAAAAAGCAAATCCTGATCCTGTACCTGCTGGAGAAAGAGAATTTTGGATTATAATACCACCATCTGTATTACTAGTGGATGAAGAAGCAAGAGTAATAAATCTATCAGATACTAATAAGTTTTGGGTGTTGATGAACGAGCTAGAACCATTAGCTATTAAATCACCATTAATTATTAAATCATTTCCAATAAATGTTGTAGAAGTAGGATTACCTAATAAAACAGTATTTGGTGAAGAACCAGCTCCAGCAAATATACTAGCTGTTATTATATTAGCAAGTGAAGAAAAAGTAGCGGTTTGATTAGCAATTGAGGCACTAAATCTTATTTCTTTAGTTATTGTTAAACGTTCATTACCTTGATCATAGCTTAACTTAGCACTACCAGATAAAACTGAGTTTTCTCCTGTAGCAAATAAAACATTACCTGCTGTATTAGCAGTAACAGTAACACCTACACCTGTTAAACCACTACCATCACCTTTAAATGATCCAGTAAATGAACCTGTTAAAATAGAATTATTTCCAGTTAATTGAATAGAGGATTGTCCAGATACAACTCCATTCACATCTGATAGTGATGATGATTCAAATGCTGATGCTGCTGTGTCCCATTTTAAAATAACATTATCAGCAAATACTGAGCCTGTTTTAATTCTTATTGTTGTGGCTGTGGATCCGTTATAAGAAAGAGTGTCAATTCCTGATCCATTGGTTAAAGAATTAGCACTAGAGGCTACAACTCCTGTTAATCCACTACCATCACCTTTAAATGAGCCAGTAAATGAAGCAGTTACTCCAGCAACAGATATTTGAGGTTTTAACTTAATACCATCTGCTGAGTCTACTTCTAAGTTTGAGCTAGCACCATTTGTTAAATCTGTTAAGAAATTCTCATAAGTAATTTTCCTTATACCATTGGATTGAGATACATATAAAAAATCACCTTGATTACCTATATCAGTTATAGTATCAGCATTAATACTTGTAGCTTGTATTCCAGTTAAATTACTACCATCACCTGTAAATGAGCCGGTAAATGAGCCGGTTAATTTAGTACCGTTTTGGCTTATTATTTGGTTAGTACTTACTGTAAGTTGATTTAATACAGCATCACTACCTGAGACTATGACTTTTTTCCAAGTTGCCATTATATGTTATTTTAGTTTTATGTTTAATTATAAATATGTTAAAATCCTAAAAAGAAATCAGTTCCATTAAAATATATACCTCCTTCGGTTGCAGGGGGTGTATAATTTAAAGGTCCAAATACTGTTACTCCAGATCCTGTTACTGTTAAAACAGGTGTAGATCCTGATGTTATTGATAAAGAAGTTTCAGCAGTTTGATTTAAAATGTTTAATCCACCTGTTATAAAAACTATTTGATGTAGTGGATTAACATAAGATGCTGTTAAAGAATTTATAGCCCAACTTGCTGTTCCAAATAATAAAGATCCTTCTGTTATTGTTAATGAACCTGAAATTATTGTTGGACCTGCTGATAATGATCCTGTTATCTCTATATCATATATAGTAGCATAAGTATTATTACCTACATCTATAAAAGGACCAGAATAACCTGATGGGCCTTGAGGGCCAACAGAAATAACTTCTACAACATTTGTAACAGGTTGAGTAACATTGATTTGGTTATCAGTTGTTACTACTGTTACATTGTTGTATGTTATTTCGCTTCTAACAGTATTATTCTGCATTATTTATTTTTTATAAATATTAATATAATGCATTCCAAGTTGTACCATCATAGAAATATATTTTTGGAGGTATACTAGAAGACACAGCTAATGCTCCTGTAGGAGGAGAACTAGGTAAAGGATCTTGAGGTGTTAATGTTAATAAATTAGAAATAGTAGCTGAGCCACTTATGTCTAATGTTGATGTTGGAGTTCCTGTCCCTATACCTACTCTACCAGATCCTGTTATAAACAAAATATTATTTGTAGTTGGAGAATCTATTTCTAATAATCTTGCTGTTGAAGAACCAGTTATATGAATTGAAGCTGATACTTGAGCAACATCTGATGTAGGTGTAAAACCTACTCCTATATTTCCTTTTAATACAGTTCTAACTATACTATTATTACCTATAACAACAGTATTAGCTCCTTGGCCAGATGTTTGATAACCAATAACAATACTATTACTATCAGAATTATCAAATCCTCTTACTTCTGTTCCGATATAAACTCCATTAGAAGCATTAGTTATATTAGTTGATCCATTACCTTGATACCAAAGAGCAGTATGCCCTAAAACAACATTATTATTTCCTGTTATGCTTCTAGCAGCTTGTTCTCCAATAGATATAGTATTTTGAATATTAGTAGCGGCTGAGAACATTGATCGATATCCTATAAAGATATTACTGTTTCCAGAACTAACACTGGCTCCTGCTTCATGGCCTATCAAGACTCCAGCTGAGTTACCTGTATTAAATCCAATATTAATTCTACTATATAAAGCACTACCAGCTTGGTAGTTATTACCTATAATAACATTGCCAAATTCTCCACCTCTAATACCCATACCATTAACTAATAAAGGCCAAGCTCTTGTTAAGTTAGTACTAGATCCAAAAGTATTAATAGTAGCATTTATATTTAAACCAATAGCAGTTTGAGCATTAGCTGTAGCTGTTATTGTTGGAGCAAAATTCATAACAGATATAGAATCATTAGCTGTATTACGGAGTGTAATTGTAGGACTGATAGAGCTAAATGTTTCACCACTACCTGTTGTTGTTCTTGAACCAGTTAATACAAAACTATTATTTGAATTATTATTTAAATTAAATGATCCTGTTATAAAAGTAGATCCTGTTACTAATACATTTTGCCTAAGTGGATTTATAAATGAAGCAGTTAATGCTTGAGAAGAACTTTGAGCCCAACTTGCTGTTCCAAACAAAGAACCAGTAATTCCTTGTGTTACAGCAACACTACCTGTAACTTCTAAAGAACCTGAAAGAGCAAATAAATCAAAATCAAAATCTATGAAATTAGCTGAGATATCTAAAGAACTGCCACTATTAATATCTAAACTTCCTGATAAAATTAAAGAACCTAATAAAGTAAGTGATCCTGTATTTGTACTATCTGTTATAAGAGCAGATTGTATACTTTCTCCAGCTGAGCTAGATTTATGGATAAAGATTTTACCATCATTTGTATTAATAGCTATTTCTCCTAAATTTAAGGAAGATGTTGTTGGTATTGATCCAACTGTATTGCTTCGTTTATGTAGTATTTTATCAGCCATTAATAAGCATTAAAGAAGTTATTTATTCTTGTTTCTATTCCAGCTCTATTAGCTGATTGATCTGTGGTATATATTACAAGTTCAGATAAAAATCCACTACTTATATTTCCAGATGTATCTCCTCTTCCTTGACCTGCTCTATTATAAAATAAAGCTGAGTTAGTATTTTCTATAGAACCAACTGTTTGGAATGGAGATTTTGATCCAACTAATGTTCCGTTTTTATAAAGATAAGCATTAGCTGTAGCATAATCAGCTATACCTGTTATTACATTTGCTACATTACCATGTGTGCCCGCTGAGGAAGATTGTAATGTATCTGCGTTTAATCTTCGACCTCCAACAAATAAAGTATTAGCTCCTGCGCTATCAGCTGCTATAAAGAATCTAGAAAGAGTATCTGTTGGAGTTGTTATATTTAAAATAGTATGTCTAGTAGCTGTTACATCTAATATTTGAGCAACAGTAAAGGCATAAACATATTGTTTATTATTTAAGAAAGTCACAGGATCTGGAAAAGACAAGGAGCATCTATCACCACCATAGTAATTTATAGCTGGTTTTCCACTAGAGGTTGCTAACACACCAGCATTTACAATTCTTGGTTGGTTGAAGTTACTACCTTCAGTTAAATTCCTACCATTTAAAGACTGGTCATACCATCTATCTACAAAAGCGTCTCCAACACCTGCAAATGTAAGTAATGAGGCTGTGTCTAAGACATTATTAACAAATCCTATATCTTGAAATGTATTATCTGAGCTTCTTCTAACTCTTAAGCAATTACCTGTGTATCCGCTTCTAAGTTTTCTAACAGAGTAAGCTACTTCAGCATTTGGATATAAATCAAGTAAATATGGAAAATTTACTAATATATAATTAGTTTTAGTTAATGAAATTGTACCTCCTAAATTTGTAGCACTTAATGTTACACTTTGTGATCCTAAAGAATTAAATTGGAAAGTTGGATTTTGAAGACTACTTGTTGTGGGAGTAGCACCTGGTATAGACCAATACCAAGCTGTTGGATTATTAGTAGATAAATCTGTGAAACTAGCTGTTTCACCTATATTAACTACTAATGGACTTCCAATAAAATCAACTACTGGAGCAGGAGGAGTAGTTACAGTTTTGATCTTACCTAAACTTAAATTTCTATTTGATATTCTTAAACCCATAATTTGTTATAAATATTTTAGTAAAAACCCCCATCGATATAAGATGCTGTTAAAGCATTTATTGCCCAACTGCTTGTTCCAAATAAACTACCAGTTATACCACTTGTTACTATTAAAGAACCAGTAATATCAGTATTAATACTAATAGAGACTTTAGTATCATTATCTGTTATATTTGAATCATATATATGATCTCCGCCTTGTCCTCTAACTATTTTATTTAATGTTGGGTAAGTTATATCTTCTAAAGAACCTGTATTTCTAGGTCCAGATATAAATCCTCCTCCTGAGTAAGAAGATCCACTAGCATTTTGATAAATAAAATGATTAGTAGATGAATCCCATAATAAAGAAGATGTATGATTAGCTGATCCTGAGTCAATTATTATTAAACCAGCATATCTAGCAGCTGGAGGTTGGGTGTTTAGAATAATAAATTCTTGACCTATATAAACTGCTGAACCAGTGATTGACTCTACATACCCAAATGAAGCAGATTGAGCTGTTATTGAAGCTGCTTCTATATTATTTGTTACAAATAAATTTGAAGCACTTAAATTTAAATTATTTGGAATAGAAAGAGCATGAGATGAGGTTATGGCGACTCCAGCCCAACTGGCTGTTCCTTGTAAAGATCCTATAAAGGAACCTGTAAAAGATCCTGTGTTATAAGAAGATGTAAAATTATTAAAAGAAGAAGTTGTTATAAAAGAACCTGATTTAGAAACAAATATTGGATCTGTTTCATTAAAGTTATTAGCCCAGCTTGCAGTTCCAAAAATAGATCCTGTTAAAGAAGCTCCTTGAGATAATATAATAGAACCTGTACTTAATAATAAATTTCCATTATTATCAACACTTAATGTTGTTAAAATAGTATTAGTATTATTTATAAAATTTATACTATTTTGGCCTACATTTATATCATTAACTGTTAAAGAACCAGTTATATCAACTGATCCTGTTATAGTTTGGTTACCTATAAATGTATTAGATCCAGTAGTTGCTAATGAAGAAGTATCAAAAGTTATATTATTTATTCTGCTATTAAAAGAAGCACTATCAACATAATATGAACTAGTAAAAGAATTAAATGAGGAAGTTGTAACAAGAGATCCAGTATCAGCTGATTGGCCTTGTGAACCAGATGGACCTTGAGGACCTTGGGACCCTTGAGGACCAGGTGTATTTACAATAATTGTATACATTAGAATCTAGTTACCTCTTGACTTAATTTAACTTGACCTTCTAATAAACGTACAGTATAAGGACAATTTGATCCAGAATATATTTCTAAATCATAATAAGCGGTATTAAATGTTAATGCTGAGCTTGTACAAGAAGCTATATAGATTCCTATTGAACCGGAAGTTGTTGGAGTTGTACCATTTAGTCCATTAAAATTTAAACCAGTTCCATCAGGATTCAATGAACTACTTAAAGTTAAATAAATTGTTGAGTTAGGTAGATCAGCATATGTACTCCTAAACTGCATTCTTCCTGAGTATCCTGTTAAGTCTACGGGAGTATTATTTGAATCTTTATATTGAACTTCAAAATTAATTGTAGCTCCTTGTTCTATAACAAATGAATATTTTCCTGCTGCCATGTATAGTAGAGTTGTTGTTTATAAATATTAAAAAATACAGGAAAAGAGTAGTATTGACTATAAGTCTCTAAAGTCCTCGTAAGTTTTTAATATTTCTTCAACAATCTCATGGCGGTGATTTTTCTTAAGTGTGATAATTCTTACACCTTTGATTCTTTCTTCTAATCTAGCGAAAAAACTTATACCAGAATCTTTTTTACTTTTTAAGTCTACTTGAGATAAATCACCACAAAATACCATTTTGCCACCTTTACCTAAACGACCTAACATCATTTCAGTTTGTTGGTGAGTAATATTTTGACATTCATCTACAATAACAAAACTATTTGGAAAAGTTCTACCTCTCATAAATGCGAACGGTACAATTTCAATTTGATTTTCCATTACCATTTTATCTATTTTATCCTTATCATATAAAAGATATAAGTTAGAATAGATAGGAGCTAACCAAGGATCCATTTTTTCTTTTAAATCGCCTGGTAGAAAGCCAATTTCTTCTTTAGAAACAGTTGGACGAGTAATGACAATTTTTTCCATTTCTCGTTTAAAAACTAAATCTAAAGCTATTTGACATGCTAATAATGTTTTACCACTACCAGCCATTCCTTTTATTAAAGTAACAGGATTATTTAAAATAGTCTGTTTAGCTTCTTTTTGTTCTTCATTAAGAGAAAGTTTAAATTTTATATCACCCTTAGGTTTTCTTTTCTCTTTTGCTATTTCTTCGTTATTGTATGACATAATCTTTATTGATAAATATACATAATTTAAATTAGATATCCAAATTTATTTTAAAAAAAAGAAGCCGAGCTTTTTAGGGCTCGGCTTACTTTTTCTTTATGCTAGTCTACTATTAGTGGCTAATGAAACCACTAACATAAATCTTACCATAGAAT